GTGCTGGCTCTTATAACTTAACACAAGCCGGCTAAGGTCAAGGACTTTCATTCATCCTCCTTTCGTCCTCTTGTGCAGCTATTTCATTTTCTAAAATGTCCCAATTAGATTCGTAGGCAGCATCCCAGTTATCCCAATACCCATTTGCTATATCTTCGTTTGCCATGATGACAGCCATGTGGTTAATGCAGGGTTCTTGATTAAGCGGTAAACATAATTGTTCCATTTTACTCTCCCTTACAGTTTGGATTGGTTTGCCAATAGTCTGGCCAGTGGCCCGCGCATACCATCTCTCGATACTCTTTCTCCATTGCCAGCTCATGCTGGTAATCTTGCTCAGACACCCAGAGAAATACGGCGATCACCGCAACAATTACAAAGCCAGTTAAAACTTTACGTTCCTCTTCGAACATACATCCCCCTTATGTTTTTATCCTGATACCGATATCGATAAGCATAAGCTCTGCTTCTTTTTCGTGCGTATCATCCGCATACCGATATCCATATGTTGCGTCTCGTTCTCTGAGAATCTTAGCCAGTTCTTCTGTCATGTTGATAAACGTCACGCTTCTGAAATATGTCTCTGCTAAATTCTCGGGCGTGAGACCTTCTCTGGCAGCATAGACCTCGTCCCATGAGACAGAGGTTCCATCCTTATCGTTATGAACCTCGGATAATTCCGTTGTTCTCTCGACTGTATCTATTAGGCAGTCAATAATCTTTAACAAACTCATTTCATTCTCCTCGGGGGCCGAAGCCCCCACTTAATTTAGATCTTAATGATCTCGCCAAACTGCTCGCAACCATCAAACTGCGGATCAGTGAAATTAGTCAACCAGAATACTGGGTAGTCTGGGACTGAAAACTTCTCACCGTAGTGGGCGTTAGGCCCAACGTCAGCCAGTCCATCAGTGAAGTAGACCAGAGCATTGGGGTTCACATCGTTGTATTCACACCAGTTGAATGGTGGATTGAACGCAGTGCCGCCGCCGCCGTGCATCTTTAGGACGATGTCATCGCCCCGTTCGAACTCGTCAACGTGGTTGATTGTGAAGTCGCAATAGATCACATACACCTTAGTCGGCTTGATGTCAGCCACGATGTCATCGATGTGATGACTGATGACCGATAGATCGTGATCATCCAGTGAGCAAGAGGTGTCAACTGCGACAACCAGTTCGCCCGTTGGCTCGGTTATATTCGACGGCAACCTCAGCCCCCGAGACAGTAGCCTCCGGTTAGGTTTGGCGTAGGTCTGATCAATGACCACGCTATCGCGCAGAGCATCTCTCAGAATCTCATTCCAAGGTTGAGAGTCGCCCTTCAGCGAATCGATCATGTCCCGAGCTTGACCAAGTGAACCCTGACCAGCTTTGCGCTCAGCCTGAGCGGCTTGATTGACTGCTGCCGCAACAGACCGTTGCTCCTCAGCTTTGCCAGACTCGTCGAGCAGCTCGCCATCGTCATCAACCCCGTCCCTAACCTCACCCCAAGGCACGCCAGAGTCAGATTGTGAGGGTGCTCCAGAGTCAGATTGTGAGCTGTCGTCATTGCCATCTTGGCCAGATGAAGAGTCAGATGAAGAGTCAGATGAAGGGTCAGCCCCGTCAGCACCCTTACCACCCTCTCCGTCCTCCTCCTGCTGAGGCTTGCTGATGTCAGAGTAGATCCGCTCAGCCGCCCAGTCTCGATACTTTCGGTTGAACAGTCCGTCATCTGGAAGGGTGAACCCAGCCTTGATCAGACCCTCATTAATGGCGTAGTCACAGGCTTGATTCCACAGCTTGTGATCACGACCATCTTTCCTCAAATGGTGCCCGTATCCAATGTGAGCGCACTCATGCGCGAGCACACCGGCAACCTCAGGCACGGTCAGGCTATCTACCCAAACAGGGTTGAAGAAAATACTCTTTCCATCAGTGGCCATAGTCGGCGTGTTGGCAGCATCCTCGACAAGCTGCAATCGATAGAGTAAGCAGGCGTAGAAGGGGTGATCTGCAATCATGCGCTGTCGCGCCTTAGCTATTTGCACGTTCATAGATATCTCCTAGTCAAAAAATCCAGTCAGTTTGGAAGCGATGTCACGGGCAGTGTCTGCCGCATTTTTGCGTTCAGCAGGGTCATCGCGCAGCCTCTGGGGATCAAGGTCTCTGAGTCTTAAGATCAGATCATTCGATACCGCCGTCAATGCGGGGTCACCTGTCAGGTTGATATTGGGCAGAGTCTCGGCCAGCTCCTCAATGGCAGTGACCGTGGAGTCGCTGAACTTGGAGGCCCGCTGTTGACCCTCGCCCTTGGTGCCGTGCCGATCAAGCCCATCGATAAAGCTGTTGAGCACCTTGCTTACTCGGTCATGAACAGACTTCATGCCGGCCTCGATCCGGTCGTTGACATCACGCTCAATCTCAGCGCGTATGGCCTTGACCCGATCATTGGGTAGGTTGACGCGAATGTCATCACCGCTGGGTAGCTGGCGTAGCAAGTAGTTGATTGAGTACTTGCCGACAATCGCCTCGACCTCAGGGTAATCAGAGGCGTTGAACGCAGACCCGAGCCTGAGCTGGTCATCTCTGACAATGTCCGGCCATTCTCGTCGCAGTTCAATCTTCAGCTCGTCAAGCTTGTCAGCCTTGGCGCGAAGGTCACGCTCGAAATTGTCGAGGTTATCGACAGTGATCAGGTGAACCCCATCCTCCCAAGGCACGCACCATTTGCGGATGACCGAGTTACCCACTTGGCCGATTAGCTTATTGAGTTCCTTAACCACGGCAACCTTGGCGAGCCGCTTGCTGACGCGGATGAATCCATCGTCAGCATTCTTATCTACAGTGACCTCGTCGCTGATACGCTTATCGGTGACTGTGTTATTCCACTTGGTGCAAGTAACCTTGACCAGTAACGCATTGTTTTGAATCTTATCCATTTTAAATCTCCTAGATTGCGACACGTTGAGTGTCAATTTTGAATTGAACGTAGGCTTCAGAGGCCTTCAAGTCTTTATCACGATTGGTGGCGATGAGGAAAAATACCGCGAGCAGTTCCTCATCAATACGCCGCAAATAGCTGACAGCGTTATCGATGTTTCGATTGTCGCAACGCTGAGCCAGTATCGTGGCGATGGCGTACTTGGTCGCCAGCTCTCGGTCATCAGGGACATTAGCTGAGTCAGGATCTCGCAGGATATGGCCAGCATCTGGGAGATTGCGGACAATCTGCAAGAATCCAACAAATTCAGCAGCAGCACCCTTACCCACTGCACCTTCAATGGCTGCGTGTTCTAAGGACTTAGGCAGTCCGGCTTGCAAAATGGCAGAGACAGACTCCCAACCGCGAGGTGTAGCAGCGGCAGTGAACCCCTTGGGTATGCCGCCCTCTGGGTATTCGTGAAGCAACCCAGCCTGATCGATTGAGCCGTCACCCTTGAGCACTGGCTTACCACGATTAGCGATGAAGGCGATCACCTCAGGCGCGTACCCAGCCGATCCTGCAAAGTTGACCCACTCGTCAACGTCAGGCACCACGTTAAGCTGCACGCTGAATCGAGTCATGAGGGCAGCGTCCTGTCGGCCATGAACGCCGGCACCATCGCATGATCGATTAGACGCGGCGATGATTCTCCAACCCTCGGGCAAGACGTAGTCGCCAAGCTGCCTGTCATTGATTAGCTGGTATAAGGATGATTGTACTGACACAGACCCAAGCAGCAGCTCGTCAGTAAACAGGATGCCGTGCTCTCCGTCACGGTCAACACGCGGCAACCAGTCGGGCAATGCAAACGCTGTGCGCCCATCGACAAGGTCAGGGATGCCTCTGGTATCGACGGCATCAAGCTGGGACGCTCGAACATCGATGAGACCCCACTGCTTGCCAGTCTGCTCAGAGAGAGACGCAACGATTGATTGCACAATAGATGACTTACCCACACCGAATGCACCCCAGAGAAAAACGGGGCGTACCTTGTGAGGAATAAGCGACTCGACAATGGTGGCCGCTTGGTTGAGTGACACAGTCGCAATGTTTGAATATTGCATGGTTTATTACTCCTAGTAATTGTGGTGGATTCCACAGACCCCGAAGGGTTTCGGCTGATATCCAATCAGCAGCTCGTCAGTGTGGGCGATGCTCTCGGCGCTTGAGTTCAGAGAAGCAATAAAGGATTTCATCCTGATACTGTCCGGCCTTGGGGTTATCAGGCATTGCAGCTAGAGCCTGACGGCAGTCTTCGATGACGTACCGTAATGAATGAGTGCTGCGCTTCTTGCAGTCTCTGATGTAGTCGCTGTGCCAGTTGCTATAGTCCATCTTGATTCTCCTCAGGGTAGATTTTTGATTAGGTATTGGATGCGGCGGGCTTCTTGCCAGAGTAACGCGCACTCATTGGACGTGTAGCGGGTTTGACCCGATAACTCTAACGCGACAATCTGCGGCGTTATTTGGTTTAGTTGCTGGTTAAGTTCTATCTTGTTCATGATTGCACCCCGAGGATTTCGCTGGCGTACAGGCTTTCATCCTCGTCCTTGATCTCGGCAACGATTTGTTTGAACACAGCGTACTGCTCTTGGGCTTCTCTAATCTTCTCGATCAAAGCCCCGTCTTCCAGATAAGTTTGATCCAGCAACTCACGTTGAGTCCTGTTGAAGGTGGCTCGAATAGCTTTAGCGGCAGTGATTTTGTGATTGATCATGTTGATATCTCCTAGATATGTTTCGACCTGCTGGGTCTCGTCAGTACACCAGCGTCAGGTGTAGACATAAATGAGCATTGAGTGACCGCCGCCCCGCCGACATTATCCTGTGCCGTTCAGTTCCCCTCAGCTCCGGTCTTACCGTCGACCACTTGCAGTACGGTGGTTCGCTTCATTGGGGTAGGGCTCTCGCCCCGCAGGATTTAGCGGTATCGCTGGGCTCCTCGTCGCCGGTGTCGCTGTTCGATTCTGGATACAACTGAAACGAAACTGAACAATAAACTAATGACAAGTGACATGCAACACCTATTGAATGATCAATGACAGCAGCGCACGGATCGATTGATCAGGGTCGATATATTGGGGGGTCTTTACTCCAGCCCGCAGTCACTGATGAGACCGTAGAGGATATTAGTCGGGGGCATTATCCGGATTCAGCCCTAGCCACTTGAGTTGTTTTTTTGCATAAGTAGAAGCAAGACTTTAGGTGTGTCATAAGTCATTGATATATAAGGTATCTTCTCTGTAGGACGTTTTCTGTCATTACTTGACCAATGAGTAGGGGTAGGGCCAAAACGCCTCAGAGGGGCTCAGAATGCGTCTAATGGCTGTCAAGCATTAAGTGATAAATATTTAAATCTCAATGCATAAAGCATGTCACATGTCAACGTTGACAAGTCATACCTTTATGTGCAAGCCGGAATCTGTCCGGTAGAATCCGGTCATCAATCACTGAAGGATGAATAGACATGGCAGCCAGAGACATGACCCCAAAACAGTTGCACTTTTGTCGATGTGTAGCGTCAGGGATGACCCAAGCAGATGCATATAGGGAGGCATACGAGCCCTCGGACTCAACCACGGCTGCAAGCATTCATACGCTAGCGTCAAGGCTGATGGGACAGGTTGAGATAAGGTCAAGGGTGGACACGCTAATCGCTGCTAGAGAGCGCGCTGTTGCAGCCTCTGCCCTCTCCGACAGGGACAAAGTTCTGAGCAAGCTGCGCGGCTGGATGGATTCCGCAGAGCCGACTGACTCAACCAAGCTGAGAGCGGCTGAGCTGCTCGGCAAAGCTGCTGGCCTGTTCACC